CAGGCATCGTTGTGAAAAACTTTCTAACACTTTCAAACTGTTTTTGTGTCAGTGACTCCACGAACTGTATCTTTTCCTTGAAAGTGGTAGTGCTGTCATCATATACCTCTTCTCCTTCATAGATCTGATCAATACATCTAGCAACTGTCTCGAATACTTTCTCTGGGTCATCCAAGTCAGTGCCTAGAAGTGTTAGATCAACGAACTCTTCTAGTCCAGGATACTTCATGATCATACCAACGTTATCAGTTAGTTCGATCTTTCTATCGTGACCCTCAGGAATAGTAACCTTTACTTCTGAGATGTCAAGTGTGTAGTCAACTCGTGTCTCATTGTCATCCAGGCATGTGATCTTCATGGTCACATCTTCACCAACAGATGCTGCTCTAATCTTTAGGAACAGATACTCCAGGTCAAACGTTGCGAGATCTTCTACCTTGATTCTAGATAGCACACAGCTCTTGACAATAGTCTTGACTGCATCCTTTACTTCTTTTCTATCTTCACTCTCGGTAGCGAGAAGAAGAACCTTCTCTTCTTTAACTAGGAAAGGACGATACTTGATCTTCTTTCCTGTGGATGGCAACTCAGTTTCATAAGTTGGTGTCGCCAGTGATGGTAATGCCATAATAATTAACCAGAATAATTTTGAATGTTGTTGTAGGTAATGGTGTGCTTGGAATAATAAAAGTTTGCTGTCACTTTAGTTGCTTGGGATGCCCCTGCAGATAGAGGCACAGCATCAATAGCATAAGGGAAGCAATCTAACAAGGTGTATGCCATAGCTGCCCTACTGTTAGAAGCATTCTTGCCCTTCTCAGTCTTGGTGATCATACATTTTGCCATGTATTCTTCAGGATAGTTCAGTCTGATTGTTCTTTCAGATAGAATGTTGTTACCTTCAGCAGCATTGTCCTTGATTGTAGATAAATTTCGACCAGAAACATTTACTGGATCAATCTTCTTTCCTTTAGTATCAAGTTCACCAAAGATGTGACCATACCACAGGTTCAAAAACTTCAACGGTGTCAAGTCTGCATCACAAATCCACCCCAACTGAAAGTCAGTGTAGAGTCTAGTGTGTGCATAGTTTACCTGACCTTCGCCAAGTAATCTACCAGTAGTCTGACCAGTCATCGCAGAAATGTTTGGGAGTTGTGCTTCCTCACAAAAGTATTTGATGACCATACCTTTAGATTGAACACCGTTCCCCATAATATTTCCAGCGACCAGTCCTTCTTGGTCACCAACACCTTGTGTTCCTCCCAATGACAATCCAAAGTTGAAGTCGTTTAGTTTTTGAACTAATGATTTCTGACCAGGAATATTCACGTTAGGGAAGACCCACTCCACATCATAATTATTGCTATACGACATGCCGCCATGAGCGACAATCGTTTGCATGAAGTTTTGAATTGACACGCTAAATAATTGTGGTGGTATATTTATATTTATGGCGTATTCAGGGATCTATAAACCCAAACATCCACAGAAGTATAAGGGTAACCCTACCCGTATCATTTATAGAAGTCTGTGGGAGCGTAAGTTTATGTATTTCTGTGACATGAATACCTCCATAGTTGAGTGGGGTAGCGAGGAAGTTATCATTCCTTACCGTTGTCCAACAGACGGACGGATCCACCGCTACTATCCTGACTTCTATATCAAAGTCGTATCTAAGTCAGGCATGATCAGTAAATATCTGATCGAAGTTAAACCCAAGAAGCAAACCAAAGCACCGAATGAGAATCCAAAACGTAAGACTGCCTCTTGGAAGAGGGAAGTCCTAACCTACGCGAAGAACCGCGCTAAGTGGTCCGCAGCGGAGGACTTCTGTGAGGACAGGCAGATGAAATTTTTAATCCTCACCGAAGAACACTTAGGAGTCTAAAATGGCACAAGGATTTAAGTCTGTTCAACGCACCAAGACTTATACCAGAACCAACACTCTGTTTGAAAAAGTATCTAATGCAGCAGGAGGAGAGAAGCAATCTCTCGCATGGTATAGATCTGCAGTAAAGCAAGCAGCATCAAGTTACAAAAAAGATTTGAGTAAGTTCGTAAGAGACGAACGACAAACTAACCAAGATGAGAATACCCTTCGTCGCTTCGCAAAGGAAGGGCACTTGTTTATGTTTGAATACAAAGCGAAGATGAAGTATCTTCCATACTATGACAAGAATCCTCTGGTGTATGTTGTCAAGGCATCACCAACAGAATTCTTTGGAGCAAACCTACACTACATGAATCCAAAGAAGAGGATCCAGGCAGTGCAAAAACTTATGAAGGGTAGGATTGACATTCCTAAGGTATGTTTCCATAAATACCTACAGAATCACGTTGATGGTCTCCTTCTGGATCTTGCTGCCGACGAATGGGACACCGCTATACTATTACCGACTGAAGACTTTGTAAAAAACATTGGTTCTACTCAGTTCCCTTACGACAAAGAGCTTGTGTGGGAAGAAACAGCAGAATCTTTCTACGATAAGATCAAAGGTAGCAGAGTAATCAAAGGTTACGGAACAACACAGTCTAAGGAGATGGCGCAGTAATGGCAAGTCCTACAGGATTACCTGATAGTTTAGGTGGTGACGCTCTAGCAACACCAGTTAGTGCTGAAGCAGCACAGACTTCTGATGCTGCAGCAGATAAAGCAGTAGAGAAAGTATCTTATGGGTTCAAAGGTAACCGTGGTGGAAAACCTACTAGCAATAGATTATCATATCCACACTCAAAAGTATATGATGATCACACTGACTATGTAAAGTTTACTTTTGTCCAATACAATCCACCTTTTGCATCACTTGAAGGAACTAAGTTTGTCAATAAAGAAGGCAAGATCAAACCTACTAATGGCGATCAGGCACTGAACATCTATAACAATAGCATCGGGGAGTTCTCATCTGCTGGACTCCCTAGTATCCTAATGTATATGCCAGAAGATATTGGTGCATCGTATGGTGCTAACTGGGGTGGCAAAGGTTTCACTAACACTGGCGCAGATATTATGCGTCAAGCAGGAACACTTCTCAATACCACAGGGTTCTCTGGATTCGGTAATACATTGCAGAACATGGGTAATGCAATGACTAGAGGACAATCACTAGTTGCTTCTGGTATTGCTGGTGCAATGAATGCTTTGCCTGGTAAGATTGGTGGTTCAGTTGATACCAACGATGTCCTTGGTGGTATCGGTGGTGTAATCCTCAACCCTAATGCTGAACTATTGTTCTCTGGTTTTGATCTAAGAAACTTTGGTCTTCAGTTTAAGATGGCACCTCGTTCTGCTCAAGAAGCATTAGTAATTCGTGACATCTGCACAACATTTAAACGTGCATCTCTACCTAGATTTGGTGCATCACCTGGCAACTCTATCTCCAATCTATTCAAAGATGACAAGGGAACGATAGACAAAAATGATAACAGAAACTTCATCGGTGTTCCTAACCTGTGTATCGTTGAGTTCATGAAGGGTAAGGAACCACATCCATACTTGACTCAGTTTAAACCATGTGCAATCAAAGAAGTCAACATTACATACACACCTGACGGTCAGTATTCTACATACAGAGACGGTTCTCCTGTAGCAACTGGTCTATCTCTCAACTTCCTTGAGAGCAAACTCGTATATAGCAACGAAATCTCATACGGAGGAACATCTTACTGATGCCATACTTCAATTATCTACCTGATATCAGTTACGATACTAAACCTATCTCGTATCCTTTTAGCGAGTCAGATTTTGTTGTAGCGAAGAACTTCTTCCGTAGGTTCAAACTATCAGAAGAGTTCCAACAGTATGCTGTCTTCTTCAGACAGTATCAGATCGGAGACTTTGAACAACCATGGCAGGTTGCTAATCAATTCTATGGTAGTCCTAACTACGATTGGGTTATCTTACTGACTAACAACATTGTCAACCCATTGTTTGATTGGCCACTAGATTCGTATACTTTCAGAAAGTATCTCGAAGGTAAGTATGCAGATCCATATGGAACCATCAAACACTATGAGACCTATGAATACACAGACTCTACTGGTCTAGTTCTACAACCAGCAGGACTGATTGTAGACAAAGCATTCTTTGATGGTGAGAAAAAGTTCCGTGACTCTGGAACAGGAATCACTGCACCTGTTCAGGGTAGCAGTCTATGTAAACCAGTGACAGTATTTGAATGGGAAGAGGCACAGCAGGAGAAGTCTAGAGAGATCTTCATCCTGAAACCTACCTACCTCGATGGTTTCATTGACCAGTTCAGACAGGCGAACAAGTATAAAGATTCAACTGACTTCATCTCTACCAGACTGAAGAAGACTGGAGTCTGATCGACTTTTTTGCATAAAAAATGGCGGGAAAAATTTTTCTCCCGCCATGAAATCAGTTATTCAATTTCACTTTAGCGTTTCGACAGCAGCGAGTGCTTTCTGACGCAACTCCTCAGGAAGAGGCACATAACCAAGAGCATCTGCCTTACCCTGTTGGGTTGGGGTCAGCATCCAGCGAAGCATGTCCTTCACATCATCATTCTTCTCATACTCAGGATACGCTAGGATCCAAGTAAGGGAGACAATAGGGTATGCATTGGCACCAGCAGGGTTAGCGTCAGCACCACGAAGCTGATCGTCCAGGACGATCTTTGATAGACCTGCTGCAGATGTTTCAGCATTTGCTGTGACATAATTACCTGCCTTGTTTTGTAGAGCAACTTGTTGGAACTTATCACCAGTTACATAACCATAGTTCAGGTAACCGATAGCACCTTCAAGGTTCTTAATGCTGGCAGCAACACCAGAGTTACCTTTACCACCGATACCAACTGGCCAAGAGACAGACTTACCAGTGCCTACAGTCTTCTTCCACTCGGGAGAGAAAGCAGACAGGGAGTTGGTGAATCCTTTGGTGGTGCCAGAACCATCGGAACGCCACACGGTGACGATCTTCTTGTCAGCACAACCAAACTCAGACCAGTTAGTGATCTTACCAAGGAAGACATCAGCAAGTTGTGTCTGTGTCATCTTGGCATCACAACCAGGATAGTTGTAGGCAGGAACGATAGCACCACCAGTCATGGGGATGTG